GTCTTAGGGTCTCGTGGGCTCGGAGATGTGTATAAGAGACAGGAAAAATCCCCGTATTCTACAAAATTACCCTAATTAATAAAACAGAAAAAGTCGCAAATGCTTATTTATTAGCGATTTGCGACTTTTCTTCTGTGATTCCGTTGCGATTCGAACGCAAGACCCACGCCTTAGAAGTTTTTGCTTAATTAAGCGACTTCTTTTGCGCAAATCACTCAGGCTAAACCGATTATAGTGTTACTTTTGCTAGTCTTCTTTGTTTATTCTACATTCATTTCTACACAATACGTAGTTTTAGCTTGGGTTAATAATTATGTTAGTTACTTTCTTTCCAAGAAGTTATTGCTTCTAATGCTCCCTTTATAGATTTGTAGGTGGTGTTGCTTACATCCTTTCCATTTCCTATAGAGATACATTTTACTCCAGCTTTTTTCGTAGATTCAACATTGATGTCGTTGATCACTGCTTTTGCTCCTTTATTGTTCTTATTTGCTTCAGCAAACTGGAAAAGCTGTATCATGAAGTTTATGAAAGCATTGTATTGTCCTTTATATACAATCTTAGTTGATAGTTTACCTGTCCACATGGCTGCTGTAGTGACTGAATAAGTGTAAGTCGTATCATTGTTAAATATGTCCGCACTAACATTGTCGTGGGTTAATCCATTATTGTATATAGTTACGCTTTTGTTTTGCCCCCAAATGGCAATTGATGACGTTAATAGCAGAATTATTATTAGTATTTTATTCATTGCTCTTATAATCTAATTAATCCAACAACTAAACTCATAGAATAAATCTCACTCTTATCTATTGAGAAATCTGGGTATTCCGGATTGTATGAAACACAGCGTATCTTGTCGCCATCTTCATACGTTCTCTTTATCAGAATACCTTGTGCTGTATCAAGTACATGTACTTTCCCCCATTGAATGAAAGATGTACTATCTATACGTTTACATGCCACCTCGTCTCCTCCCTCGTATTTAGGCTCCATGCTATCCCCTTTGATAATAATAGTGAAATCGTATTCAGGGAAGATGTTGATACGAGGTATCTGTTCACATTGATCTGCTGTAATACCTTCTACTGCACTGGTAAGAGAACCAGCGGCGGCAGTGTAGGGAATGCGAGGGCGAGTTTGTAAAATGGAAGTTGCTTTCTTAAGAGGTTTCTCAAAATGCTCTACTTTTACAGGTTCTTTGTTTTCATTAAACTCAAAATAAAAATAGCCTTTATCTTCATCAAATACATTCCCTGCTCCGACTAAAAGCCATTTTGTATTTACTTTTATTGTCGGACAATCGACGATAGCTTTTAGTGTTTCAAAGCTGGGCTTGCTTTGCTTTGTGCCCACAATATCCCTAATTGTTGATTGTTTAATATTTACAGCTCGGGCCATTTCGGAAACATTACCTGCGAAATAGTAGTCGCAGATTTGCTTAATTCGCTCATTGATAGTCTGATTCATCGTTTTGTTATTTAGACTAAATTTAAATAGTCGATAAATCGACAAAGAAGGTGCTAAAAACTTTCTTTTGTCGATTTATCGACATATATTTGCAAACGTAAAACGTCATAGACGGATATAACAAGGGCTGTTAGAGAAGCGTCCCTAATTCCTATCGTCGTATGTTTGATCGCTTGCAAAGATAGGCAGTCCTTTTCAATTATCCAACCAAAGGTGAATGTTTTACGACAGAATTAGCGGTTTCGTGACTGTTTCCGCAGAAAGGTATAAAGAATCGAGTTCTATTTCAGTAGCGGGTACTAACAGTCACTATAGAGTATCCGTGAACGAATAGAACTCATTTTATTTAAAGAAAGGATGCTTATGAAAGCTGAAAAATTGTATCAATGTGAATTTTGCGGTAAAGGCGGTTTCAATAGAAAGAAGATGCGCCACCACGAAGAAAATTGTCCTCTTAATCCATCTAGCAAGTCTTGTCAGACTTGTGCCTATCTTTTTCAAGAGTTATTCAAGATCAATCCGGAACACACCATGTTATCTAGTGCTTCCGATATATTCGGCCGTCGCCCCATGTGTAAGGCTGGAATTTCTATTTCTACTATTGAGAAAAGCAGGTGCAAGTTGAATTTACGTACTGAATGTGAATTTTGGTTGCGAAAATTAGAAGAAAATGAAACGGACATTTACGATGCTCACCTACGTAATAAACAAAATCCCCAAAGGCAAACTTTGCAGGGACGCCAATGAGGATTTATTAATCATCAAAATTAACGGTACAAAGTTATGAAAGATTTATCAGTTATCAAAGAAACGATGAGTTCAATTGAAATAGCTGAACTCACAGGTAAAATGCACAAGCATGTATTGGAAGCAATACGGGTGATGGAACCATCTTGGGAGAAAGTAGCCGGGACGAAATTTCGGCTCGGCACATATAAAGATGCTAATCAGCAAGATAGGCCTTGTTATGAACTTACCAAAACCGAATGCCTCTATGTTGCTACTAAATTTAATGACGAGGCCCGGGCAAAATTGATTCTTCGTTGGGAACAATTAGAAAAGGAAAAGCGGAATGGAAATTTTCAGGTTCCCGGTTCCTTTAAAGAAGCCCTTCTTCTTGCTGCCCACCAACAAGAGGAAATAGAGAATCAGCAAAAGCAGATTGAAGCAAATAAACCAAAAGTTTTATTTGCTGAGGCTGTTTCAACCTCTCAACGTTCTTGTTTAATCTCCGAGCTTGCAAAGATTATATCTCAAAATGGTGTCACTATTGGGCAGAACCGTTTGTTTGAGTGGATGCGTAAAAACGGTTCTCTCTGTAATAAAGGAGCCTCTTATAATCAGCCAACGCAAAAGGCTATGGAGTTAGGACTATTTGAAATTAAAAAGACAACGATAACCAAATCAACAGGTGACATTATAGTCACTACTACTAGTAAGGTTACAGGGAAGGGGCAGATATACTTCGTGAACAAATTCATTGGAAAGGAAAGTTGCCATGGATAGACTACAAGAAATAATGAGGGCTGCTGAAAAGGTGACATTCAATAAAACTCAAGCTTCTATTCTCGTTGGTGGTCGGAGACGGTTAGAACGCCTTGCTGGAGAGGGGAAAATCAGTTATGTAAGAATTGAAGATGGACGTTTTGGACGTTGGGAATGTAAAGGTTCAGATGTATTACGGTATACTGTGAAATTTGATACTTGAATTTTATTCACCATTAAATAGAAATCGTATGTTGACAAATTTTGAAATTGAAAAGATAGCAGAAGCTATTGCGAAAAGAATTGGACACAAGGATGAGCTTTTAACAATAAAACAAGTTGGAGAAATGCTTGGACTCACAGAAAATGCAATTCGAACGAGATGTAGCCGTGGACAAATTCCACACCACAAAAAGCATGGGAACTTGTATTTTTCCAAAGATGAACTAACAGCCTACTATTTGGCTGATGAAGATAGTCCGCTGTGAAGCGTGCTGAGTAAATAGATAAGTAGTAATATTCCCCGTCACGGGTTGGCGGGGATTTCAAAAGTTAAATCTAAAAATATAATATATGAACAAGACCAGCAAATATACCATTCAGGCAATTCTTATTGCCATTGTAGTTGCAGGATGTATTTATTCCGGCAGGGTTGAATATACCGATGATATTCTTTCCGGTATGAGCCTTGAAAAGTACCAATACATCCATGATCGTATCGCACCGGCTTCCCGGTACGAAGTAGCTCGGGAGTATATGAGGCATCAAGAATTTTATGATTCAAAAATATATTAGACATGAAAATGAAACTGATAGATTACAAGATACCGGCAGAATGTAGCCGTGTGTCAATTGAAGCTATTGACAACAAGTTGCTTATCATATTTGAGCCTGAACATTATGGCGATTTTCATTGTGACCTAACGGATCACGTAGAAGAGGTTCCTCGCATTGGAGACACCGCTATCTTCTGGAATGACGAAGATCGTACGCGTGCTATTATCGCCCGTTTGTCAGACGAAAACTCAAGTGATCTAACCGACGAGCATCCTTATAAGGCAGCCAACGATATTTGGTTTCAAAATGCTATACGTTTCCGCAGTGAGGATCAGTATCGGCAGATAACAGGTGTTTCCTATGTCCACCGCTAACTTGAAATCGCGCCTTGATACGGTGTTTGCCATGTTCATCAGGCTTCGGGATGCGCTTCCAAGCGGAGCATTCAAATGTATCTCATGCGGAAAGCTTCTTCCCTTTGAACAATCTGACTGCGGCCACTACATTAATCGCCAGCACATGGCTACACGATTTAATGAAAAGAATTGCAATGCCCAATGCCGGAAGTGTAATCGATTTGATGAGGGGAATATACAAGGCTACAGACGTGGTTTGATAGCCAAGTATGGAGAAGCTACTGTATTGATGCTTGAGGCGATGAAGTATCAAATAAATAAAATCTCAGACTTTGAATATCGCGCCATGATTGACTACTACCGAAAAGAGGTGAAGCGATTGAAAAAGGAGAAACAAATTAAATGACGTGGAATTATGCAAAACGGACATACAAACATTAGAGCGCCTTCTCCGCCAATGCTCAGAAAGGATTGAGAAGTATGCACCTAAGACATCTCCTGATCAGGACTTATGTCGTCGGTGCAAGAAGTTTATAAAGAAGTTGAACAATAAAAAGAAATAGTCATGTCAATGCACACATGGTTTATATGTAAGATTCGTTACGAAAAAGTAATGGAGAACGGAATGGATAAGAAAGTGACGGAGCCTTATCTGGTGGACGCACTCAGCTTTACAGAAGCGGAAGCCCGCATCATTGAGGAAATGACACCGTTTATCTCGGGTGAATTCACAGTATCCGACATCAGTCGTGCCAACTTCAGTGAATTGTTCCCCAGCGAAGAAGAAGCAGCTGACCGTTGGTTCAAGTGCAAACTAATTTTCATTACCCTGGATGATAAAAGCGGTGCCGAAAAGAAAACATCAACCTATGTACTTGTACAAGGTGCCTCAACAGAGGATGCAACCACCAAGTTACATGAAGGGATGAAAAGTACAATGGCGGACTACCGCATAGGGTCGGTTGTTGAAACTCCTATCATTGATGTATATCCTTATACAAGTGATAAATAGGTAGTTCATGTTCGATAAGCTGATAATAAAGGCAACTATTGACACTGCCGATATTGCCACTATCGTTCTTCGCAATTACCTGGAGCAATGTACAGAAGGTGATGAAATTTATTATAAATCAACGGCATACGCCAATTTTGACGGTTGCTTTATTGAGGTCAGAGGCAATAAGTTACGCTGTAAATGTTCTATCTGCAAATTATGGAGTAAGGAGCGTACCGGAAAACTGGATAATTCTCGTCCAATGACTTTTGCGATGGCAGTCCGGACAATCAAAGAGCTTCTGTTAAGACTTTCTGTAAAGCCGGAAAACGCTGTAGTTACCTACTACGAAATCGGTATTACAATGAAAATGAAACTGCCAGCGGATGAGTATATAAAGCAGGTCCGGGAAGCATCCGGCCGGATATTATGGAATGATGCCAACTTTCCCGAATCCAAACAGAAGACAACGGAGAAAAGCAAATATTTCCGTAAGGTGCTAAAGATTTATGATAAGACCTTCGAAGCCGGAGAAAAGGGGCGCCGGGTTGGTGCTAATATATTGCGTATCGAAACGATATACAAACATCAGTCCGTCCCTTTGACCGAACTAACTGATAATTCCTTCTTATCCAAAGTTGGTCGCATTTTCTACAAGGATTGGTCAGAGATAAACTTTGTAAGAGAGTTGTCCGCTACGAAAGGTGTAAAGATGTCCCAACTTGACAAAGCGCGTGAGATACAGCGTATAGGAGTGACGCGCTACAAGGAACGGTACAAGAAGATGTATCTGGATGGTGCGCTTACTAAGAAGCAATGGGAAACGATCCGCAATTTCGCTCGCAGCTGGCCGACAGAGCGCGTGAAGTATGTAGAAGAAATAGGCGAATTAGAGCGTGAATTTAAAGACCGTCTTTTAGCAAGTTATCAGATTGGGATATTTACGCCAATTCGAATAAAAAGATAATTGCTTGATAATCAGTGTATTATATAAATACTAAAAAGCACCTTATGGTGCGCGTGCAATTCGCTGAAAATGAACTAAATACATGTTTTTAATAATCTTTTTAACGATTTACGGCAACTTGTCCTATACAGCCCGAAGGGTTGTCGGGAACCGACATAAAAGGGCTGAAAAATAAAAAATATAATAATAAAATCATTAGCTTATGAATTGTGAAGCCGAAGGCAAAATATTAGTGGCATTGCCAACCACCAATGGACAAACGAAGACAGGAAAAGACTGGCAGAAGAAAGAGTTTGTTTTGGAAACTATAGAACGTTTCCCTCTCAGAATGAAATTCTCCATGATCAGTTTCGATGGTCCTGTAGAAGATGCTCCATCAGTCGATGAAAAGGTAAGGGTACGGTTTACTGTAGAAGCACGTGAAATCAACGGTAAATGGTACAACGATGTGAGGGCCTATCAAGTAGAAAAGCTTAGTTAGAATTTGATATGCAGCGTCCCCCGAAGAAATATATCGTTCAGATAGATAATTTTCGGTTAACCGAATTTATCTTCTACTGGATGTATTACGATCAACCTTGCTCTTTACTTTTTCAGAAACCAAGAACAGAAGGATTAACCGCTGTGAAGTTGATAGTAGATAATGATGAGGCGGCTAGCTTCCTACTCAGGGCAAAAGAGAAAACGGGATGCAAATTATACACTGTAGATCAATGAAAGTAACAATCTACTGGGATCTTAGGAATGTTGACCTGAAGGACATTCCAAGAATTAAGAAGAAGATACGGGAAAAGTTTAACATTCCCGATTACACCACAGTAAATGGAGAAACTCCCTGTAACATCAAAGATGAGGATATGGAACTTCTCAGGGAAACCGAACGCAGGGGATATATACAGATAAGAAATAAATAAAAGTTGCTATGAGTAAACAAGAATCAATAAAGGACATCATCAAGTCATATCTTGATGAGCGTGCCCGGACAGACGAACTATTCGCAAAGTCTTACGCTAAACCTAACAAGAATATAGATGAATGCTGTGTTTATGTTATGGGAGAAGCCTTTAAAACCAGTATAAGCATGGCTCCTAACGTAAAAGGAAGTGGAGTACATGATGATGTGGTCTATGGATTGGCAGTCCATTACTATGATGAGGATGATATCAAAGTTAATAAGCTGCCGTCAAACGTTAGAACTTCTGCTTCTACTACAACACCAGCCAAACCGGTTAAGTTAACCGAGGAAGACGAGAAAAAAGCCCGTGAGGAAGCGATTAAACGCCTGACCGAAGAACAATATGCTATGCTAAAGAAAAAGCCGTCACGGTCAAAGAAAGAGGCTACAGAGGTGAAACAAATGAGTTTATTCTAATTATGAAACCAAAGACTAAATTACAGAAACAAGTGGTGGAATTATCGAAGCATCTTCCACCGTTGACAGAGGCTCAAAGAACATACCCGTATGAGCACTTATTTAAGAAGACCGGTTATTATTGGAAGAAAGGCGAAGTCTGGTGTCAGTGTTGCGGATGTGTTGATGAGGTCCTGAAACCGTTGCTTGCTGTATCTATTGGTGTGGGAACGCATATCTGTCCGCAGTGTGGCGCAAGCCTGGAGTTAGAGCACTGGAACCAATCAAATAGGCGTTATTCCAACGAGAACAGGATATATTCCCTAATACAGCCTTACAAAGGATGGATGGTTATTCGTTCCTTCGATGTACAGCGTAATAATACAAAGGGGAATGATACAAGATTATTTATGTCTGAAATATATCAGAATTGGATATCAGAAGATGGTAAAGAGGTTATCCTGGGCAAAAAGTATACACGTAGTCCATTTCATTTTTATTGGATTTATAATAGCGAGATGGATGTGAAGTTCCATAATTATAAAGCGTCAGGTTATTATGAGATGCATGATGTTTTCGACGTGTCCGGCAATTATTTCTATCCGACAATCAGGGTGACTCCTATATTAAAGCGCAATGGGTGGATGAATAAGCTTTTAAATTTGAATGTGTCGGTAGTAGATGTGATCCGGCAGCTATTATCCAATCCTGTCGCTGAGACTATGGTAAAAACCGGGCAACTGTCTGTATTCAGGCACATGTTATTGAAAAAACAGTATACGATACCTTATGCACATGCTTTGAATATATGTAACCGGAATGGATATAAAATAGAAGATGCCTCCATGTGGTTTGATTATATGGATATGTTGGCCTACTTTAATCTGGATACTCATAATTCCCGTTATGTCTGTCCTCAGGACCTGAAAGCTGAGCATGACAAGTTGGTGAAGAGGAAGAGACGCATAGAAAGTAAGCGGAAACTTGAAGAACGTCTAAAGGAAGCTTCGCAGTGGGAAAAAGAATATAAGAAAGAGAAAGGCCGGTTCTTTGGATTGTGCATCAATGCCGAAGACATCGTAATAACAGTTTTGCAAAGCGTTTCTGAATTTGTGGAAGAAGCGGAAATCATGCATCATTGCGTGTATAGTAATCAATATTTCAAGAAGAAGGATTCTCTTATTCTGTCTGCAAAGGATAAGGAAGGAAAACACTTGGAAACAGTAGAACTAAATTTGGCTACTATGCAGGTAGTTCAGTCTCGCGGAGTATGCAATAAGAATACTGAATACCATAACCGCATTATTGGGCTTGTGAAACAGAACATCGGTTTAATCCGTAAAAAGATGGCATCATGATAGTACTCGGAAGTGATGGTCTGCCTGTTGGCAGAAGGAAGAACAACTACATGAACATCGATGGAGTATTACATAAGCGTTGCACCCATTGCGGGCAATACTTCCGTCTGAGCTACTTCTATCCCCTGAAGTATCGACGTAAAGGAGAAGCACGTGAAACCTTGCAGTCTTGGTGCAAATTCTGTATGGTATCAGAATGCTGTAAGAAAGCAAAAGAAAAAAGGGAAAAACAATTAAATAATATCGATTATGAAGAAACCAAGGCATAATTTTCATAAAGGAATCGAACTGCACAAAATATGTTCGATTGACGAGTTCCGTCCGGTAATGAACTATATATACTTTGAGTACGGTTATGCGATTGCAAGTAATGGGTATCTTCTTATAAAAGCCAAGGTTAGTGAAATTTCTAATTTTGATGAATGGGAAATCGAATTACTTAACGGGCATTTCTTTTCCGGCAAGAACTTCCAGTTATTGATGAAATATCCTGTTGCATCCATCGAGAAAGACGGTTTTCTTGTACAGGGTGATGGCTATAGTGTTAAGATCAACTTCTATTCTGGTGATGAAATGAAATATCCGAACTATCAAAAAGTAATCGATGACTGGAAAGAAGGCTCTCAAAGGAAAATTCGTATAAATCCGTATTACCTATCCGATATATGTGCTTCAGTAAATGCGGAATCCGTACGCATGCGTTTTGGAGAAACCGAAAATCAAAGTATCAAATTGGAGTTTGTCGGAAACGAGTTATATGAAACAAAAGGATTGATAATGCCTAAATTGGATTCTGAAGATTAGCTGCCAGATAGTTGAGGCCATTGTCATAATCGGAATAATCAGAATAATCAGATTTAGTATTAGTAGAAATATGGAAAATATAAAATTATTCAATGATCATTTTCAAAACTATAAAGTTTATGGAATCCCAAAGGCTCAGCTTATTATAGCTGATGTTCCCTATAATCTCGGAAACAACGCTTATGCATCCAACCCCTCATGGTATGTAGACGGAGACAACAAAAACGGAGAGAGTGATAAAGCCGGAAAAGAGTTTTTTGATACTGACAAGGATTTCCGTCCTGCCGAGTTTATGCACTTTTGTAGTCAAATGCTTGTAAAAGAACCAAAGGAGAAAGGCAAAGCTCCCTGTATGATTATCTTCTGTGAATTCGAAGACCAGTTCAGGTATATCGAACTTGGGAAAAGATATGGGCTAAACAATTATATCAATCTCGTATTCAGGAAGGACTTTTCAGCTCAAGTATTGAAAGCTAATATGAAGGTCGTCGGTAATTGTGAGTATGGTTTATTGCTCTATCGTGAAAAGCTTCCTAAATTCAACAATGACGGAAGAATGATTTTCAATTGTTTTGATTGGGTGAGAGATAGCGATACTCCGAAAGTACATCCAACACAGAAGCCTGTCCCTCTTCTTCGCAGATTGATAGAGATATTTACCGATAAAGGTGATGTGGTTATAGACCCATGCGCCGGAAGTGGCTCTACTTTATTGGCTGCTGCTCAACTTGGGAGACGTGCATATGGATTCGAAATCAAAAAGGATTTCTACAGAGAATCTAATAGATTAGTATTGTCACGTGTTCAGCAATCACTTTTTGTATAATTTATAAAAAGCATCTACAGAAAGGAGAATAAATAATGCCGGTAAGTGAAGTATATAATATGGATTGCATGGAATACATGAAAGATATTCCAGATAAGTTTTTTGATTTGGCTGTCGTAGACCCACCTTATGGAATTAATGTGAATATGAATGCTGGACGTAAGAGGAATACTGTTTCTCCGAAGAGAAGTATAAAGAAATGGGATTCAACTCCTCCGGGTAAGGAATATTTTAATGAGTTGTTCAGAGTAAGTAAGAATCAAATTATATGGGGAGGCAATTACTTTACTGATAAGCTACATCCTACAAGCGGGTGGATATTTTGGGACAAAATGGTAGCTGAAGGATGCTCCTTTTCAAGTGGTGAATTAGCATGGACATCATTTAATTCAGTGCTAAAAAAAACCTTTATTCCATATAGTGGATTTATAGGAATGGAAGGTGTAAAATTTCATCCAACGACTAAGCCTAAAAAATTATACTCGTGGATATTTAGGAATTATGCATAATCGGGGGATAAAATACTTGATACTCATTTGGGGAGTGGTAGTAGTAGAATAGCAGCCTACATGTTAGGATTCGATTTCTATGCCACCGAAATCGATAAAGAGTATTTTGAAGCGCAAGAACAGCGTTTCCGCCACGAATGTTTCGGAGAAATTAAAACAGAGAAAGGAACTTTAGTACAAACAAGCCTATTTGGCGTATAATTAAGTAGAAAGGAATAGATTCAATGAAACAGATAGAAATAGAAGTAGATTGGAATGATGGTGACTATGAAACGATTCGCAAAAAACTGAGCGATGATAAGTTAGATTATTTCAGACCATTGTTTCAGGCAATATCCAAGAAGGGTAAAAGACATAATTGGGTACAGGAAGAACGTGAGGGTTATCTTGGGTCTTTGATAGATATGTATCCTGATATTCCCGAAGAAGTTCTAAATGAATTTGATGAAATATTGAACTTATGTTCTGGTGATTGTCGTGGATGGATACACACAATCTGTAGCATTCAGATTATTGAGATAAACGTTATTGAATATTTGGTATAATTAAATAACAATGAGCAAAAAAATGATTAGCCCTTATGGTGTAAAGGCAAACATGGTATGCGCCAGTTGTGAATACTGTAAAAGGCAAAAGGTTCCAGCACCGACTTATTGGAGAAACAAATGCCTCAAAAATAATAAATGGCTTACCGATACAAGTTCTTTTTGTAATTCTTATAAAATGGGAAAGTTCTTTGTAGAAAGAGGTTATCAAGAAATCAAACAATAATTCAAAACTATAAAAAAAGGAACAAGAATATGGCAAAGATTTATGTAGCAAGTAGTTGGAGAAATGAGTATCAACAGGAAGTTGTAAAAGTTCTCCGTGAATTAGGACACGAAGTTTATGACTTCAAGAATCCAGAAGGGAGAACAGGTTTCCAGTGGTCCGCAATAGATAAAGATTGGCAGAGCTGGACTACTGAACAATATCGTGATGCTCTAAGGCATCCGGTTGCTGAATCTGGTTTCAATTCAGATTTTAACGCAATGCAATGGGCTGACACCTGTGTTATGGTATTGCCATGTGGACGATCTGCTAACACAGAGTCCGGATGGATGGCAGGTGCAGGTAAACGGGTATTCGTTTATTCTCCCGAAAAGCAGGAACCGGAGCTGATGTATAAAATCTATGAACGGATTCTATGCAATGTTGATGAGTTGCGTTTACAGTTTAGTCGGAAGTGTGAAGATTGCGATGCTCTATGTGAATGTCATCTATCTGGTGCAAATCCAGATGATGTGGCTTGCGAATATTTCGATGATACATCATTAAGTCAAATGAAATCAACTAAATTATAAAACGGTTAAGATGCAGAATAATAGAGATAAGAAACGCAAAGGCCCGGTAGAAGAAAGTAAACCGGACACAACAAAGAATATAGAAAATCTTGATGAGATTATTGCCCGGCAACGGGAAAGGGAGAAAAAACTTTATCCGGTACGGGTGTCTAGTACAACCGTGATTTATGTCACAAAGAGTAAAGCTACCCGGCAGTATGCGGAAGAGTATAAACGTGATAAATTGATGAGGCTTAAACAATGAAGAAGAAAAGAATTTCAATTCGATTTGATGACCGTACATTAATGCTATTAGAAGAATTGTCCAATAAAACAAGTGTCAAAGTATCTGTAGTAGTCCGTTCATTAGTGATGAAGGGTATAAACGACATAGTGGACGATGCAGGAAATTTAAAACTTGATGAGAAACCGATACAAGAACAGTAACTATTATCCGGTTATTGCCGGAAACATAGCTCGCAATTATGATAAACTGCGGGCCTTATGCTTCCGGCAGGTAACTGGGTATTTTGATTCCCGTAGCCATGAAGATATCTTTCAGGATACAGTTCTGTACGTTATTCAAGATGAAGAATCCTTGAAATGTACTACTGATGAAGACCTGATAAGACATTTCCTTCATCGCTACCGGATGATAGAGTTTCAGACAATACGAGATGCCCAACAACTAAAGAAAATACCCTATGCCGACTATATACAAGCCAAAGAAGATACAACCGAAAGACAATAACCAATACAATACTGAACGACGGAAGATATACAATTCTGAACGCTGGCGCCGGTTGCGTGCGTGGAAATTTGCATGTAATCCACTGTGCGAACTATGCTTGAAAGAAAATAAAACAGTACCGGCTGAAGACATTCACCATATCATTTCCTTTATGAGCACGGATGATCCCCAGCAACGGTTATTCCTTGCCTATGATTATGACAACCTGATGAGTCTTTGTAAGCAATGCCATCAAAAGATACACAACAAACTATAAACTGTCCAGGTGTTCCCTGAAATCCCGGTTCAATTCATACGTCAGGAAATAATAAAAGAATGTTGCCCGCATAGGTTTGGACAGTTCACGTTTGCCAGACATGATAAGGCTCAAAGAAGAACGATCAATAGCTAATTGCTTTATTAGATCATTCCTCTTTATGCCAAACTCCTGCATCTTACTTTCTATCCACTCAATCGTAATATCATCTACATTCAAAGAATATGCCACCGGGATAATCTTTGCATCCGGATACAATTCTTTCCCCCGTTCAATGAGTTGCTTTTGGTTCAGTATATACCCGTTTATCAGTCTCGCTTGAGTGACTTTTACCGTACCGTCTTCCAATGGTTCAATATCTATCCCCATTCTTCTGTAACCATTAATAAATTCTTTTTCCATACTTTTTTTATTTTAGGAAAGAAAGAAAAAGCAAGGGGCGAACCCCTTACTTAATTCTAATCTCTTTTACGTTTGTCATATCGTAGATTGCAAGTTGATTGTTTTCCCTTGCGAACTCTATCGCCTTGTCAATCTCCGAGTTTTTAAAGACTTTTACGCTATCGAAGTAGTAACGTTCGCTTTCGGTGTCGAACCATCCGCCAACCGTTTTACTATGTTCTAAAGCATGATTAATAACTCCGTTTAAACTCTCTTTTCCGAAACTGTTTTGCGTTTCTTGATACGCTACTGAAATTCCGTACTTAACAGGTTTCATTGTCTCAATGTTAAGAGTAAAACCATCGGGATTGATTAGTGAGTATTCCCAAACTCCATCGATTAATTGTTTCATAATGTCAAATGATTTAAAGCCCCTTGCTTTAACTGTCACAAAGATAATGTATTAATTTGCTTTACGCAAACTTTTTAACGGGTATTATTTGCTTTACGCAAACAAATAGGGAAATCCCTATATTGTCTATCCCGTGGAACAAAGTGTTAAAATTCCGTGGAACATCAGGGAGGGGATAGGGGTATTTTTTTTCAGGGTTTCGACTTCCGAAACCTCGCCCCACCCTTCTTTACACACACGGCACTTTTTCAAATTTTGAATTTGTTAATTTATTAACACTGTTTCTGTCCGACAAAAAAATGGTTAGTCAGAAAAATCTAATCAATATGGTAAAGTTTAATATGCCCGATGGATTATCGGATGAAACGCAAAAATTTATGCGGGATGTAGTCAAGGAACTAAATAAAAGAAAGATTATACAAAGCATTGATCTGGGAGCACTCCGAATGCTCGCTACCAGTTACGAGATGTACTTACAGGCTACGGATATTTTGCTTGCTGATGGCCCTGTTGTTATGATTAAATATGAAAGGGCTGCCAATCCCGCACAGAATATTGCTACTAAAAATTATGCCCAAGTCATGAAGATCATGACAGAATATGGCCTGACCATTAAAAGCCGGGGAAATATCAAGGAAATGAAATCAGATAAGGAAGAAGAATCTCCATTGGACAGGTTTATCAAAAAGGCTCCGGGAAAAAAGAGATGAAAGGCTATTATCAATATGCTGCTGATGTACGCGACGGTAAAGTGGTAGTAGGTGAATTCATTAAGCTGGCCGTAGAACGTTTCTATTCCTTATTTGACCGTGATGATATCGAATTCCGTGAAGAATGTGCAGATTACGCTATTGAATTTATTGCCTTACTCCGCCATTATACGGGACGCCATGCCGGTATGTCTTTCGAATTATTACCATGGCAGAAGTTTGCAGTGGCTAGCATTTACGGATTCTATAAAAAAGATGAGGATGGGACCTGGTGTCGACTAATTTCATTTGTGTACATAGAGATGGCCCGCAAAAATGGCAAGTCCGCTTTTGCTGCTGCTCTTTGTCTTTATCATCTTATTGCTGACGGTGAATCCGCGGCCGAAGTATATTTGGCCGCCAATTCCAAAGACCAGGCTAAGGTCAGTTTCAAGATGTGTCGCAACTTTGTCTCCGGACTTGATCCAAAGCATAAATATCTGGACTCATTTCGTGACCAGATCAATTTCGATAAGACTCTATCTTTTTTGAAAGTTCTGGCAGCTGATTCATCCAAACTGGACGGTCCGAACCCTTCCATGTTCTTGCTTGACGAGTATCATGCCGCAAAGAATTCAGGTCTAAAGGATGTATTACAATCCGGACAGGGTATGCGGGACGATCCAATGGGCGTTATAATTACTACAGCAGGCTTTGATAAGTTAGGACCATGTTATCAGTTCAGGGACATGTGTACAGAAATTCTAAAAGGCCTAAAAGAAGACGATACCATATTCGCATTGATATACTCGCTGGATGAAGGGGATGACTGGAAAGATGAAAAGAACTGGGCCAAAAGCAACCCGAACCTTGGAGTAACGGTCAAGGCAAAGTATCTGCGTGAACAGGTACGTAAAGCTATGAATTCGCCATCCGAAGAGGTCGGCATCAAAACCAAGAACATCAATATGTGGTGCGATGCCGAGACGGTTTGGATACCTGAACACTATATTTTGAACTCGTCTGCCAACATTGATTTTGATGATTTCATAAACAAGGACTGTTACATGGGTATTGACTTATCAAGTACCAGTGACTTAACCTGCGCTGCATTCATGTTCCCAACTGAAGAAAAGTATTATTTCAAGGTTAAATACTACCTGCCGGAAGTCGCGCTTCAGGAGAAGCGTTTCAAGGAACTTTATGGGGAATGGCGCAGGCAGGGATTGATAACAATCACTCCGGGAAACGTGACTGACTATGACTATATCCTCAATGACATTATGGATATCCGGGATAAGGTTTATATCCAAAAGATTGCTTACGATAGCTGGAATGCCACCCAATTTACCATCAATGCTGAGGAAAAGGGTTTGCCTATGGAACCTTTTAGCCAGGCTCTTGGGAATTTTAACCGGCCTACCAAAGAGATGGAGCGTCTTCTGCTTTCCGGGAAAGCCGTGATAGATAATAATGTGATAAACCGGCATTGCTTCCGCAATGTAGTAATGGCCAGGGACAGAAACGGCAACACCAAGCCATCTAAGCAGTTTGAAGAAAAGAAGATAGATGGTGTGATCGGTATGCTGGAAGCATTGGGTGGATATCTGACATCACCACGCTACGGAGAATTTTATTAAAATGTCCGACACTTTTTTGGTTGGTGTAGAAAAGTGTGATATGAACATATTCGGATACAATTTTGAAATAAGAAAAGCTTCAAAACAGGAAACATCCCGTATTCCTGCGTGGAGCTACTCCGGTGGCCACGCTCCCTTGCTGAGCCGTAGCAAACCTATGCTGTTGTCAACAGTTTACCGCTGTGTAGACCTCATATCTGATAGTGTGGCGGTGCTTCCACTTAAGACTTATGAACTTGACAGGGATGGATTCAAACGGGAATATAAGGAACATCCGGCTTATCAAGTACTGGACTTGGAACCTAATGAAGATATGACAAGGTTTGTGTTCTTCAAGACACTTATGGCTTCTGTTTTATTAACAGGAAATGGATATGCATATATTGAGAGAGATAGTAATTTGGCCGTTTCTCAACTTATTTATATGCCGACATCCCATGTCTCTGTAGTCTGGGTTACTGACGGCAAAGGCATTATGCGAAAACGCTATCAGATTACGGGGTTTAAAGAGCTTGTCGAACCGAGAGATATGATCCATGTTCTCAATTTCTCATACGATGGCATTATAGGTGTTTCCACTCTTACCCATGCCCGACAGACTCTTAATATCGCCACGAGTTCGGAAGAACACGCTGTGGGATTTTTCAAGAATGGGGGAATGTCCGGAGTCCTGACAGTCGAAGGCGCCCGTCTCGATAAAACTCAAAAGGATCAGATATACCAAACCTGGGAGGAACGAATCATTAACCACCCCAATGGTATTGCAGTGCTGGAAGCTAATATGAAATACCAGCCTATTACTATTAATCCCAAGGACGCCCAGCTGCTTGAGTCAAGGCAGTTCAATGTAGTTGATCTTTGCCGCTTTTTTTCTGTATCTCCAGTGAAAGCATTCGACCTGAGTAAATCAAGTTATTCTACTGTTGAGGCTACGCAGCTCCAATATCTGACGGATACCGCATTGGCCGTGATAACAAAGATTGAGCAGGAAATCAACAGAAAAGTATTCTTACCGGCAGAGCGAGGCAGGGTACTTGCTGAATTCGATACGTCTGCCATTCTACGTACGGATAAGAGTGCACAGGCTGCCTATTGGAGGGATTTGTCTGTCATCGGTGCGGCAACGCCGAACGAGGTACGTCGTGAAAACAATCTTCCAAAAATTGAAAATGGTGACAAGGCATTCGTACAGGTGAATGTGCAGACCTTAGATAACGCAGTTAAAGAAAATCTTGCAAAAAATGAAGAAAATTCAAAAGTGTCCGACAAATCTGTGGTTAGTGAGTAAAAGCTAAGATTATGGACGAAAAAAGAGAAATCAGAAACACGGCTTTTCAGGTGCAAGTAACCGGAGAAGAAGAGGAAAAACGGACCGTAGAGGGCTATGCCTTACTGTTTGGGGTATCTTCTGACGGTTTGTCCTTTGAGGAGGTGATTGATCGAGGAGCTTTAGATGGAGTCATTGAAAAAAGTGATGTGTTTGCATTACTGAATCATAACCAAAACCGGGGAGTACTTGCCCGGTGTACAAATGGAAACGGATCACTGGCGTTATCAGTCGATAGCAAAGGACTTAAGTATCGTTTTGAGGCACCTAAGACAGCACTTGGAGATGAACTGCTGGAAAATATCCGCCGGGGAGAGATTAGCGAGAGTTCTTTCTGCTTTGATGTGGAGAAAGACACTTGGGAAAAGAAAAGTGATGGTGTATGGAAACGGACAATCTCTAAGATAGGGAATCTATACGACATTGCTCCTGTGTACAATGCCGCATATAGTAAGACTTCGGTGTATATGCGTGGTAAGGAACAGGCTGAGGAAGAATTTGCCCGTCAAAACAACGAAAATTTGGAAGAGTATTACTCAAATATTGAAAAATCATTAAACATTTAAATGTTATGGCTAAAGAAAAAAGTATCACAGAGTTGAAGGATGAGAAGAAACAGCTTTCCACTCGTTCAAAAACGATTCTTGAAACTGCTAAAGGAGAAAAACGCCTGTTAACAACTGAGGAAAATGAAGAATTGGGAGCTAACCAGGTACGTATGGCAGAAATTAATCTTGAGATTGAGGAACACGAAGACATGAATCGCCGGCAAGGCCGTCGACACCAGCCGCAAGGAGGCAAATTCTCATTGCGTCGTGCTATTGCCAACATGGTGGACGGAAACCAGCAAAATGATGTGGATGCCGGTGTTATCGATGTGGCTACTACACTGCATAACCAGTCAGGTGCCCAGATGGCCGATAAACGTAGTATCGTAGTGCCGGTAAACATGGAAAACCGTGCAGCATTTACCGCTGCAACGGAAGCTGCTACAGGTGTTATTATTGACGAGGAACAACAGGAAATGTTGTTGCCGTTACAATCGGCACTGGTCCTGGCGCGTGCCGGTGCACGTTTCATGACTGGTCTGCAAGGCAACATTTACTGGCCGTCATTCTCCGGTGCGAATGTATTTTGGGAAGATGAAAACGCAGAAGCTAAGGATGGCGCCGGGAAATTCTCTAAAGGTAATGTGTTCAAACCACTACGATTGACTGCTTATGTCGACATTTCCAAACAGTTACTTGTGCAGGAGAATGCTTCTGTAGAAGCATATATCCGTCAGGCTATCGCTGTAGCCATCGCGCAGAAGATAGAGCAGACAGCTTTCAGCAAGAATACCGGTGTGGATAATACGCCTGACGGTATGTTCCACACCCTTGATGCAAATATCAAAGGTGATATGACATGGGCACAGATCGTTGCGATGGAAACTAACGCGGATACTCGGAATGCATTGTTCGGTAGCTTGTCTTACATTCTGCACCCGTCACTTGTTGGTAAGGCAAAAACGAAAGTTAAAGATGCATCCGGTGCCGGAGGCTTTATCTTTACAGGTAATGGCGATGGCCAATTGAATGGTTACAAAGCGCTGCGGACAAACAACCTGCCGAAAGAGCTTGGTGAAGGTGCTGATGAATTCGGTATTGTTTTTGGCAACTGGGCAGACTATTTCTTGGGACAGTGGGGCGGCATTGAATTGCTTGTAGATCCGTATACCCAAGCTCTGAATGGGACGGTAAGACTGATTACCAATTCTTACTGGAATATGGGATTCATCCGTAAGGAATCATTCTCTATTGCGTCTTTGAAGTAGTATGGCATACGTCGACTTAGAGTTGGTAAAGAAGCACTTGAATTTAGAATCATCCTTTACGGAGGATGATTCTTACCTTGAGTCTTTGATAGAGGCAGGTGAAGAGAATATTGCAAAGGATTTGTGCGTGACAATTGAAGAACTTGAAACTATAGGTGGCGGCTCTAAAATCCCCGCACCTCTCCGGCACGCTATTCTGCTTACAATCGGCACTTATTATAGCAACAGGGAAAGCGTATCCAGCGTCAGACTTCAGGAGCTTCCTCGGGGAGTTAAATATCTGACATCACTTTATCGAAACTTTAGCCTATGAGAGCCGGATTACTGAAAGAGACTTTGATTTTTGAGGCGTTGACAAAAGAGAAGACGCCATCAGGAGCCATTAGCAAGGAATACAAAGAAGTATTCAGGTGTAGGGCTTACCGAAAGAAACAGTCCATCATAACCGGGGATGAGAGTGCAAAGGAACAGTTTATCGGACAGATGACCGTGATGTTGGTTCGTAAATATCCTCAGATAACTTATAATTGTCGCGTAAAGTGGGCTGAATGTACCTGGGAAATAAAAATGATTGAACCTCGTGACAACGAACTTACTTTAACCCTTAAAAAGTTGAATACATGATACAGGCTTCAGTTATTGACAAAGATAGCATACTGTACTTAGTCCGTAATTTTGAGGATTTTGAAAAGGACAAGGCCATTAAGAGCGGACTTCGCTCAGCGGTCAATCTCTTTCGTGTAAAAGGCCGTAGAAATCTACGTGTTAGGTTGTTGCATCATGGAAAACAAACCAACCATCTTATGAACTCTTTTACCAATCGGGTAAAACGGAATAAGCTTGGTGCTTTGGCTGGTTTTGATCGTCCGGGAGGTAATCATTCACATCTGGTGGATAGAGGAACCAAACGACGTTATACGAAGTCCGGTGCTTATCGTGGTATTATGCCAGGTAACCAGTTTTGGACAGATGCAGAACATACAGAAGGTAACAGAGCCATGCAGGCCGTTTATGAGGGTACACAAAAGGCAGTTCAACGAATAAATTCTCGTAGATAATGGACATGTTCAAGATAACCACTGAGGTAAGAGCTCTTTTGCTGGATAACCCCAATATTGTTTCTCTTATAGAGGATAAGATTTTCCCTGTTATAGCCCCAGAAAGTACAGAAGGTGATTTTATCACTTATCAGCGTGACGGATATAAACAGGTATATACTAAGTATGGGGTTGCAGACCAGATCCCTTATGTAAATGTCGTAGCTGTATCGGATGATTATAATCGCAATCAAGAGCTTGCAGTTTTAATTTATGACACTTTATCCGGCGACTTTCGGAATCCGGATATACACATACAACTTGAAGACTCTACAGAGGACTTCATTGATGGCAAATTTATTCAAATTTTACAATTTTCAATTCAGCAGAAATAATTATGGCAGAAAAGAAATTAGATTCAAGCGTAGACATCCACAGGGGTGAACTTATGCTTTTTATCGGGGAAGATCCGATAGCATTCGGATCAAGTGCAGGACTGGATATCAGTACAGAAGAACTGGATATCTCTAATAAGATGATGGGTGACTGGGCCGGCTCTCTTGCCGGAAAGAAGAGTTTCACCATTTCCAGCGAATCTCTTTTGACGCGTAAAGAAGGCGCAATGAGTTTTGATACCTTGCTTGCGAAGCAGATAGCGGGTGATCCTTTGGACTTCTTCTTTGGCAGTGCGAAAGCCGCGGATCAAGATAACTTCGGTGGCACTTTCACCAAAGATACCGCACAAACAAATTATACGGGAAAAGTGATTATCACTTCTTTGTCCATCAAATCGGATAACGGGCAGATTGTTTCGGTGAGCGCGTCTTTTAAAGGTGTGGGAGCTTTGACCCCGATAGAACCGGTTGCAGTGTGACACTGAGAATTCGTTAACAAATGCATAAGGCGGTCCTATGATGGCCGCCTTTTTTAATATGAATGAATAATGGACTTGAGCATATTTATCTTTTGTGCAGGTGTTGCACTTTTAATTTTAGTTCTTATTGCTGTGTGCGATATGAGTGTGGAAGGTCATAAAAGACCTGCCCCGTCTCGCATTCCTTGCCCGCCAAAATTGATTATGGCACCGGGAATGAAATACCAACGTCTTACCATTAAGGCAATCATACGCTGGGAACAACTACGGGAAAAATCTTTCTCACAAATGAATTATACAGATAAAGAAGATATAGAATCTTTGCTTTATGTCATGTATATCACCAGCGATAAGTCCAGGTATACATTTGAAGTATTCCGGCAAGTGCTGACAGATGAAAGGTTTATGAATGCCATGTCTTCCGATTTAGGAAAGATCATGGAAGTCGTGGCCCAATTTCAAAGAAAGATAACCACATCTGATGTCGGTAATTCCGAGGGTAGCCCTGAAAACATAGGTAAAATAGTTTCTACTTTGATAATGGCAGGACTGGACGCCCATTATGCATTGAACGAAATGGAATTATGCGATCTTCCTCTCTACTTGGAAGTATACGAACAAAAGAAAAAGGAGCAAATGGAAGAAAGCCGAATGTGGACCTATTTCACCATGTTACCTCACATCGATGCAAGGAAGATGAAAAACGGTGCCAAAGACCTAATTACTTTCCCATGGGAAGAAGAAGAGATGCGAAAAGAAGCCGAACGTGCCATCAAAGAAGATGCTGGCCGATTTGAAGAATTTATGAAAACTAAAAAAACAGACTATTATGGCATGGAAAAAGATAGCGGGAATATATATTCTCACTAATAGAATTAACGGAAAAATGTATATAGGGCAATCTACTGATTTGTCCCAACGAATTAATAAATATAAGAATGGAAACATAAAAGGACAAACAAGGATTTATGATGCGATAGTAAAATATCTGTCTCTTATACACATCTCCGAGCCCACGAGACCCTAAGACAT